CGACCTTTTACGGAAAACATCCCGTGCCCCACCCAGAGGGTGGAAATCAGGGGCACCCAATACCAAGGGTGCGCCTGTCGTCTATTAGTTTATTCGCCTGATAGACGTTCGCGTCAAACGACGCAGGGCTAGCTCTCCACCGGTAGTACCGGATAGGAAGGCTAGATACTGAGCACGTCGGAAGAGGTCGCAATGACCCTTATCCTTGCGAGAGGTAAACAACTCCTCACGCCAGGACCACTGCTGCAAAGCAGTGTTCCACTTGCTCCAACGACTACCCATGTAAATGTCAAGAGGCACGTCAAATGCGCCATTTTGGTTAGCCGTAAGGACCCGTAAAAGGTCCTTCGGCAATCCTTTAAATGGCACTTCACGAGAACCCATAAAATCGGGCCTCATAAATTGGCGTGTCACAGGCACCTGATCTCTCAGGTACTGCCGAATTCCTTCAAAGAAGGTTTTCGTCTTGTCACTTCTTAGGGTTGAGTTGTGGAAGATCCTCAAAGTAACATTGTCACAAAGAGGGTCATCCAAGTAAACAGGACGTACGTCCTGCCCCCTGTACCAATCTGCACCACACGACTCTCGGAAGGGACCGTCGGAGAAACTTTTCCTACGGTTTACCGAAAACCCACATACCCCTAGGATGCGCTCAATTGACTTGAACGCCTCTGTCGGAAGTATGATATCATCGCCGTACACCGCGTGACAGCGTCCACAATTTACCTCGTGGATAGCTGCCCTAGCGGCTGCGGCGAAGATCAGGGTTTCGAGTGGAAAACAGAAACCGTTACCCATTGAGCAAAACTTTTCGTAGGTGGATACTACCCCACCAAGTTTATATGCGCCAGACCTTAAGCTATCGAGTAGAAGAAACCACTCGGTAGGCAGTAGGAAGCGCACTAGCTCATAGGATATGGAATCTGACGCACTTGATAGGTCAACGGTGGCTAGACTGCCATCGATGCTTCCCAAGCGGGCCAGGACCTTATTGCGCTCTTGATCTTTCAGATCGTAGCCATGCTTGCACAATTTCTTACGCAAGACCTTGTCTACTCCTAACTGCAGGAAAGAGTTTAATAACGGTTCGACGGCGATAGACCTGTCGGTCTTAGCCGTCTTTGGTACAAAACTTATGCTGTTATACGATACCGTATGCATATTTTGTAATAACGTTGAACGGACTTCGTCTTGATCAAAACAGACGATGCCCGTATCCCCCACACTCGGATAGAGGTGGAGGATGAGGTTGTAATTATCCCTCAACGCGTTTAATGCATAAGGTACGGCAGCCTGGGATACGGTCCAGCCTTTCTCGCTGAATAATTTGCGATAGAGGTTGGTAGCATTACCGTGTACACCCAGGTTTGCACCGGGACCGAAGTTGCATTCGGAATAGATATCTCCAAGGTTCGGTTTCGAACCTAAAACATGGAGTATCCACCGCCGCATATATTCTAAGTTATGAATATATGGGGTCTTGAAGATCCTCCTACTCAGAAAGAGGCGGTTTAACTTACCGCATTTCTGTTCGGCTGCCAAAAATGTCTTAATAGCAGCTTCAGTAGGAGACTGGTCAGAAATAATTTTCCAGTCAAAAGGATACTTCTTGACGAGTGCAACCATCTGAGCAACAGCAAAATGCTCTTCAGCTGTGCTGTATACAACAGTGACAGCGTGCTCAGACCAGTCATACAACCCCGCCCAATCGTTTGCACGCAAGAAGCGTGCTACAACCGGGAAGAATGGGTATGGCTGGCAGTTCTCGTATAATGCCCTCAATAGCACCTGACGGTGCCTTTTGAGTTCCGTCTTCTTGTTTAGAAGGCGGGTGGCAGACCTGTGCTTTCCCTTGTGGGATTTCATAACGATCTCCTATTAAGGTTAGGGTCCCGGTATAATACAGGACCCAGGCGATGAAGGCAACCCTGTACGGGTGGCGCCTCAGATACTGGTTAAGCCACAACATTATTAATAATTAATGTCGTGGTTATAAACCAGCGTCAGGGCGTCTCCCGAAATCAGGAAGTCACCAACATCGTCGCACAGGGCAGCGGCATCAGAGCTACTGATGCCAACAGGCAGCGATACGCTGACCGTGACAATTGCGTCGGCTTCAGAGCCATCAGCAAGAGTCACAGTTTTGGTCCGCTTAACCTCGCTACGCGCGTTTCCCGCATATGTCGCCGTGGGCTTGGGTGATGTACGTCCAAGAGCAAGTTGATCTTTGCTCGAAAACGTATTATCCCCGCTCACGTACAGACACTTGTTGGGCGTCGGTTGCGAGTCGTAGTCGAAAACTACGGTGTTTAGGGTGATGGACATTATGTCATTCCTCTAGATTGAGTTGTTGATGCACACCGGAACCGGTAATACCCTAGTACACAACACCCTTCCAGGCTTTATACTTGGAAGGGCGATTGGTGCGAGGATACAACGGCGACGGCGTACTTTTCTGGCACTTAAGGTATTGCCCAGCAAGGGCCATACCATCGGCGATATGCATCCACGTCTTCGATTTCTGGAAGTTGAAATCGTTAGTCCGAAATGCTAAACCAACCGATATGCCAGGCGTGCGCACATAATGTGTATAGTTCAATTGCGAAGTTACCGTTTGACCAGTTTTGTTATAATAGGTCTGCGGTATCGGACTTACTACGAGCTTACGCTCAAGGTCCGATGTCTTGTGGTATGTTGTCCATTCCGCAAGACGCTTCACTTTTGCCTTAGGAACGACAGCGGCCAGCCAATCACCAGCATTCACAAACCAATCAGCAACAAAGCTGTATGGCAAGAATTCCCATAAAGTGGGAATTACATTGTGCATGCTGAGACCGATCCGGTCGCTGAGTGAGAAAAGGTGCTCGTAAAGCACACCCGCTCTCACGTAGACCTCTGTTCGGAAGCTACGTTGTATTTCATACGTAGCGAACCAGTCAGGATTGCACGCGTAGGAATCGTTGCCCTCAATAACGGGCCACGACGCACTGCCGCGCGCGGTATGACGCAGGGATCCTCGTTCATGCTGCAAAATTTCCGTCAAGTTGAAAATATCGTTGATAAGTGGCGTGTAACCATAACGGTAACGTAACCACTCGTCCGCGATGAACTGTCCAAGTGCGATACCTTTCGACGCTTTAAAGCGCCGTGAGTGCCGCGTCTTGTACAGGTACTTGTGGAAATTCTCAAGGGGTGAGGTGAAACCGCGAATAGTCTGTTCGTACTCACGCATATTCTCGCCGCCCATAATCTCAGGGGATACAACATTTCCCTCAGCTTGTGTGCCTGCGATAGTGCGTAAAGCGCTCACGTCAATTGCGGAATCACCCGTTAACCATTCACCAAAATACTCGTACTTGCGAATATCGCCAGACGAGGTTTTGATGGTGGACCCTGAGCAGGGTTTAGTATAGGTATAGGCCCAGTTATTACCCGGAATGGTTGTATAATCCCATTTTTGGATGTTAACCGGATTGTTAATGATCTCGCCCTTCGCTTTTCGCGTCGGGAAATGGTCAGTAACAACGTCATCGCAAGTCTCAAAACTTCCGTTTTGGAGACCGCGTTCAGCCGAGTACGAGGTCCAAACCTGTTGGCTATTCGTCCCATCACACCGAGTGGTGTGCGTGACGTTTGGCTGCGGGGTTGGTTCTCCTCGTTCACGGTGTCGGCCTATACGCATGTTTGCTATCTCCTGTTGTAGCTACACATAATGTACTATAAGTCGGAGCCAATGCGTGATCGCATTCTAACGATTTGCTAGGGCTAGAGCCAGTTCCAACTCGGTGAGGAGGTCCTTGCACGCCAACAAGCGTGCGGGGATTTCC